TGCTACCAGAACAAGTTATCGAATAATCGGAGTAAAAAATGGCGACTACCATTAAGTCAACAGAACTAGATTTTAACACGATCAAGAACAATTTGAAACTGTTCTTGGCACAAAAACCGGAGTTTGCCGACTATAACTTCGAAGCGTCTGGTCTTTCAAATCTGCTTGATGTTCTCGCTTACAATACGCACTACAATGCGTTAATGGCTAACTTTGCTTTGAACGAATCGTTTTTAAGTTCTGCGCAACTTAGATCGTCTCTCGTAGGTCTTGCTGGCGGTCTAGGCTATAGCGTAGGATCAAGAAAGGCTTCGTTTGCTGTGGTCAATTTGCAAGTCACAAACAACGACAATCCATCCTCAATGACTATTCCGTCTGGCACAAAATTCACTACTACTATCAACAGTAAAAGTTACACGTTTCAGACGCGAGATGCATTAACTGCTTTAGCAGACGGCACAGGCGTTTATCAGTTTACTCTGAATGGCAATCGAAACGTTCCGATTTATGAAGGAGTGACTAAGCGCAAAACTTTCATTGCAGGTCCATCGAGCGAAAATGACACATACGTTCTTCCCGTGAAGAATCTCGATCTCGATACTGTAGTTGTGCGTGTATACGATAGTATCACATCTAATCGATATGATCAATACATTAATATTTTTGACACAACCACAATTGACGAAACGTCACGAATCTATGTTATGAAAGAATCGCCTAACGGCTATTACGAACTGACATTTGGTAATGGCGTTCGACTTGGTCGATTCCCTCAAGCGGGTGACAAGATCGAAGTCATCTACTCTGCTGTTGCTGGACCAGAAGCCAATGGTGGTAAAACATTTGTTCCCACAACAACTATCGACGGAAGAACATTGAGTGTTACTACTGTCTCTGTTTCTTCAAGTGGTTCATTTAAAGAAGAGATCGAGTCTATTCGAAAGAACGCGCCATTTCAGTGGGCAGCCCAGAATCGAATGGTAACAGCACAAGACTACGCCGCACTTGTTAAACGAAACTTTTCTAATGTGGTGAGTGACATTAAAGCGTGGGGTGGTGAAGATAATATACCTGCTGACTATGGCTCTGTATATCTGTCAATCGTTTTTAGCACAGATGATGCCGTAGTAATTGAGAACACGAAAAGTGACATCACTGCGCTTGCTGACGATTTGTCGATTGCATCGTTTGATGTTCAATTTACAGATCCTGTCGAAACGTTTCTTGAAGTTACTACGACATTTCAGTTTAATCCACAGTTGACATCACTTGATACAACAACAGTAGAAAATTCAGTTTTGGCGGCTATGCAGAATTATTTCGACACAAACACAGGTGGATTCAATCAGTCTTTCCGTCGTTCAAATATGTTGACTGAAATTGACGCAACAGATGATGCGATATTGTCTAGTAGAGCGGACATTAAAATGCAGAAGAGGTTTGTGCCCGATGGTTCGCCATCACAAACTATTTTCTTTGCGGCTGCCATTTCTGTTCCAGACGATGACGATTTCATTGTACAATCGGATCCTTTCAACTTTCAAAGTAAACCGTGTGTCTTAAAAAATAGGCTAGACACAAACATTATAGAAATCATTGAGATTGCATCTGGCAATCCTTTGATCGATAATGCCGGCACATATGATGCTGTGAATGGAACTATTACATTACTTAATTTTACTGGCACGATTTTGAATGGTGCATACATTAGGGTTGTCGCAACGCCAGCTAATCCGTCAGTAATTAGTCCTCTACGAAACAATATCGTTCGTTATGACAATCAAGCATCACGTGCACGTGCAGTTATTACAGATACGTTATAAATAGAACATCGTTAAAGAGAATTACTTATGCCAGCATCCGCAACTAACAGTATGAGAGAGCATCTATTGACTCTGTTTAAAGCAGATGTTGATAGTTCTTCTCCGCCTTATCATATAGGAATTGCCAGATCAGATCCCATTACCGCCGCTGATGGAATTACTGAGGCTACCGTAGGCTCAAAATTTAATCAAGATAAGTTTAGACATACTTTGCAATCAGTTAAAGTTATGAGTAATGCATCGTATGTGATTTCGGTTGTCAATTGGGAAAGCGGTCAGATATACGAGCCTTACGACAACAACGATCCTTTTCAAACAAATTTCTACGTAATTAACAGTGCCCGTGAAGTCTTTTTGTGCCTTGAGCAGGGTCGTTTGGATGATGGCAGTATTCAGCCTGCATTTACTGAGCCTAATTCTTTTCAAGCAAAGAATCAAGCAAAGTCTTTTAGAACGAACGATGGCTATCTTTGGCGCTTCATGTACACAATCAGTAACTTTGCGGCTGGTAGTTTTCAGACTAGACAATATGCTCCAGTCAAGCAGGTAGTTGACAGAACGACTACAATTCCCGAAGAGATTCAACAGCTAAATTTACAAGATAGCGCGATAGGTGGACAGATTATTGGTGTCATTATCGATAGTGGTGGCGACAATTATACGAACCCTACACTTACGTTCACAGGAAATGGTGCGGGCGCTCGATTCGTTGCTGATATTTTTGACAACAGAATCGTAAATGTAAGATGTGATTCAAACGGACTTGGTGGATTCTTGCACGGCGCAGATTATGATTATGCGTCTATTACAGTTACAGATCCAGGCGGTGGTTCAGGAGCATCTTTGAGACCCGTAATCGCACCACGAACAGGACTCGGTGCTGATCCAATTAAGGATCTTAAATGTCGAGAACTCATGCTACAAACAGATTTCATAGGTCGCGAAGAGGGCACTATCGTAGCCAACGACACTGAATTTCATCAAGTGGGAATTATCAAGGGATTGACACGATATGGCACTGATTCTGCTTACAATGGAAATACAGGACAAGCCTCTAAAGTACTGACGGTAGATGGTGTTACAGGTGTATGGATAGAAGGCGACACTTTCACCAATACAACTGCAACAATCACAGGCAAGATTCTTTATCTTGATACAAACACTCTTTACTATTATCAAGATGTTGAGACAGGATTTGAAAGACCACAAGCCGAAAACGGCACCTTTGTTACTGGAATGGCACTAGTTAACGAACAGGGCGGTACAGCAACGATTACAGGTGTTGTTGATCCCGATGTTGACGCATATTCAGGCGAGATTTTATACATAAATACACTTGATGAAGCAATTACTCGTGAAGCAGATCAAACCGAAGACATTAGAATAGTTATTCAATTAGGATAAAAAATGGCAACAGAATTCACATCCAATACGCTATCTGGCATTTATTCAGATGATTTTAATGAGGATAACAATTTTCATCAAGTCCTCTTTAACAACGGACGCGCTCTACAAGCGCGAGAGTTGACGCAACTACAGACAATCATCTTTCAAGAACTTGCTAGATTTGGTAAAAACGTTTTCAAAGAAGGTGCCGCGGTCAATACTGGAGGCATGGCTGTTGATGCAAGTATTGACTATATTAAAGTCTCGGCTGTAAATGCTGGCGGTGCGTTTACTGATATTCCTATTGGTACCATATTCAAAGACACCAACACAGGTGTTGAAGCGAAAGTAATCGACTTAAAGCCTAGAAACGTTGATGAAGGTTTTGTTCTTGATACTCTTTATGTCCAGTATGTAAATTCTGGCGCAAGTGCAAATGAGCAGTTTGGTGATGGAGTAGTCTTGTTTGATCAGTCTGGTGGTGGTTATCAGATTACTACTGAAACTCCTAATGCGACTGGTAAAGGCGTTAGATTTACTTTGGGCGAAGGAGACTTCTTTGTTTTAGGTCACTTTGTTCACACAACTGAACAGTCTATTATTCTTTCTCCATATACAGCCTCTGCAACTACGACAGTAGGATTTAAAGTTGTTCAAGAAGTTGTTACTGTCAATGATGACACTTCTTTGTTCGACAACGCAAATGGTATTGTTAACACGGCTTCACCTGGCGCCGATCGTCTTAGGATCAATCTGCAACTTACCGAATTGAGTAAAGTAACTGCTAATGACACATTCGTGTTTGTGGCTAATATCGAAAATTCAAAGATCGTTGAGCAAGTCAAAGAGATTGATGCATACAACACGATCAACGATCTAATTGCACAAAGAACGTTCGAAGAGTCTGGTAACTACATCGTCGATCCATTCAGAGTAAGTGTAGACGAAAGAACTTTCCAAGCAATCGATTCTGATTTCGATGTGATTGTATCACCAGGTATGGCATATGTCAATGGTTATCGTGTCGAAAGAGCAACTGCTACTCGTTTGAGTGTTCCTAAGCCACTAGTAACTGAGACTGTCGATAATGATGTCATTCCGATCAGTTATGGTAATTACTTCTTAGCAGACAGTAATCGTGGTCTACCTGATCTAGATCATGCACAAGTCAATTTATATGACGATTTTCAGGCTGGTGGATCTTCGTTAGGCACTGCAAGAATTCGTGCTGTCGAAGAAGATGGTGCAAATTATCGTGTCTATGTGTATGATGTTCGCGTCGATTCAGCCAGCTCACTAAGAAGCATTAAAAGTATCGGCTCTGGCTCGTCTGATGTTTTCAATATAACGCAAGGCACTCAAGGTGCGACTCTTAACGGAACAGTTGATAATAATAATCTGTTGTTCCCTCTATCGCGTCCTCGACCCGAGTCGTTCTCTGATATTACAATTACGATACAGCAACATCAAAGCGGACTCGTAGCAAACGGTAGCGGAGAAATTACTCTTGCTACACTTCCGACTGGCTCATCATATACAGACACCACTCTTTGGATTGTATCAACAAGTTCAGCCTCTGCTGAAGCACATACAGTCGGAACGCCCACTAACAGTGGACGTGACGTTACAATTTCGGGTCTAACTCCATCCAGCACTTACGAAGTTCTCTGCTATGTTCAGAAAACTGCTACGAGAAAATCCAAAACGTTAACCACAGTTAACAACGGCAAGCTGACTGTAGCATACGATTCAGCGGCTAGGCAGTATTACTACGAGTTTCCTTACGTTGATGTCAACGAAGTTCGCGAAGTAAACGTCAATAACATTAACGGTCGTGATATGACTGGTGACGTTAGATTAGATTGTGGCGTACGTGACAACTATTATGCTAAAAGTAGATTAATCTTAAATGGCGATTATGATAGTGTTCCCACAACATTAAATGTTTATTATGACTATTATGCGCGTGGTGCTGGCGGCGACTTCTTTGATGCAACTTCGTATCCAGAATCTCTTGTCTTAGGCAATAATTTTGGTGGTACTTTAGATCAGATTCAACAAGACGGTACCGTAATTAATCCTAAGAACTATCTTGATTTTAGACCTGACGAAGGATCACCCTTTAGTACGTTTGATTTGCCACGAAACGGATCAAGTGTAACAGCCACAGTCAGTTACTGGCTGCCACGAGCAGACAAAATTCTTCTGACGCAAGAGGGTGAAGTTCAAGTACTGATGGGTCAGCCTGCAGGCAATCCGCAGTACAAGCCAACGCCAGACAATACGTTAGAACTTGCAAAGGTTTTGGTCAACGGCAACATGCATGGCTTTGATGATTGTCGAATCACACCAATCGAGCATCGACGTTATACGATGGCAGATATTGCCAAACTTGAAGCGAAGATAGATGATCTGCAGGAATATACTGAACTCAGTCTCCTCGAGCTTGAGCAAAAACTGTTTGCCGCGCTCGACAGTGCTGGCAATGCAAGAACGGAATGTGGTAATCTTTGCGACGATAATAACGATCAAACGGGAGCAGATACCAACAATCCAGACTACTCAGCATCTTTGGATCCTGAGAGCAAACTGATTCGTCCTATGTTCGACGAAAACAACATTCGTTTGGTCGTTGATAACACACAGTCTAGTGGTATTGTAAAGAAAGGTGACAATGTTTATCTGACTCATGACTCAGAAGCATGGGCAGTTCAAGACCTCGCGTCTACTTCAGTTAAAATCAATCCATTTGGCTTGGTCGACAACGTAGGTACACTAAAGCTTTCACCCACGAGTGATGAATGGAAAGATCCAGCTCGTGCTGATCGAGCAGTGCCTGGTCAAGGTCGTCTCGACCGTAGACAAGCATATCTGTGGAACAACTGGGTATGGAACTGGGCAGGCAGAAGTGCTGAAGACCTTGAACAATGGAATCCATACTACGAAAGAGAAACGTCAATTATTGGAATTCGTCGCCGTAGATTGGTCGAGTTAAGAGAACGTTACTTCTCTGGCAGAAGTTCGTTTACGCGATTTGGAGGTCGATTCGTTTCTCGCGTTGTTCCATCTGAAACACTACGACAAGCGGTTGGTAATCGTATCATCGACGTTGCGTTGATTCCTTGGTTGCGTTCCAGAAAGATTTTCTTTCACGCAAAGGGTCTTAAGCCAAACACCAAACACTACGCTTTCTTTGACGGCGACAACATGGAGAGTTTTGTGCGTGAAGAGCCAGCATTTTTACGATGGTCTGATCGAACTGATCAAACAGATCCACAAGACCCGTACTGGCAGAATGAACATCCCGATGGCTCTACTGATCTAATTTCTGACGCTAACGGAGAAATCATTGGTTCTCTTTGGATTCCGAACACTGCGAGGCGTTGGAATACTAGAGCGACCGATCGAGAAACACAAGCAAACTCTCCGAACATTTGCTTTAAAACAGGTATTCGCGAATTTAAATTGCTTGATGTAGAACGTAATGATTGGGGCAACGCTGATAGTAAGTGCTTTGCATATTATGCCGCAGTTGGTGCGATTTGGCATCACTGGCACAATATGATCACTTCAAGACCTTGGGGTTACTGGTGGCCGTTGTCGTATTGGGTTCACTGGGCACAGATTTACAGTCCAAAAGAACTTAAAGATACGCTCGATCAAATACGATCATCTGCTGTAAATCTTGTTGATCCTAGATTCTCTGGCTTGTATGGACCTGCCACTGCCGCGCTATCTGGTGCCGCTCTAACAGGACTTGACGCGAATGGTCAGATGTCGCAGATTCTTTCTGATTACATCGATGTAGATCAGAATCAGTTTGCAGGAACAGAAACGAATGTGTTGACTGCGCCACAGAATCCTATGGCTCAGACCTTCTTTGTTGACAATCAGTTCGGTGTTACACTGACAAGTTTGCAACTCTACTTCAGAGCAAAAGACGCTGGTAATCTACCAGTACAAATCCACTTACGTCCTGTAATCAATGGCAAGCCTGCGCACAATGAGATTGTTCCTGATTCGCAAGTTGTTTTGAAAGCAAGTGATGTACAAGTAGTTGGTACAGATCCAGTGCTTTCGGTTATTCAAGCACGACCAACAACGTTTACATTTGATGAGCCAGTATATCTGAAGCCTTGGACATCATATGCGATTGTAGTTACTTCTCAGTCAACCGAATATGAACTGTTTAGTTCGAAGACGTTACTGCCTGTGTTTGGATCTACGTCACGTATTACATCTACGCAAAATGCTCCGGGCTCTCTCTACTTGCCTCAAAACGGCTTGTCTTGGATCGAAGCAAAAGATCAAGATTTGATGTACAAACTAAATCGTGCGAAGTTCGATCTTGGTGGCGGTAGTCTGATTCTTAAGAATGTACCGTTACCTCCAAAGTTGATTGGCGAAGTTGATCCTACAAAAGAAGCGAATAAACCCAACATTCAGACGTTTGCTGGTTCTAGAAAGATTTACATCCATCATGCTAATCATGGTCTAGAGCCTGGCGATCTCTGTCGTCTCGATAGTGTTGCAACTTCTGGAATCGGTCCTGGTGGATATGCAGATAGAATTGATGGTTCTGGTGTTTTTACTAATTCAAGTTCAATTATTTCTTACATCGAAGGCGCTCACACAGTAGACTCTGCTGATGTTAATGGTTATTCGTTCACATATGACGCTGCCCATCCAGTAGAAACGTCTTCTGGACTTGGTTCTAGTCACTGGACACTATCAAGACGAAATGCAATTTTCAACACAGCAATGCCTACGGTTGAAACTGTAGTACCAAACTTCACATCAATCGATGCTGGTGCTAAGTGGACAGAAGGCAAGATGTTGTCGAGTACACGCATCACTAAGGCTCAGAGATGGACTCAAGACGCTGACTATTCTAGAATCACTTTGATGCAAAACATTGATTTTGATACACCAAAAGCGATCTACAACCTAGCGGCAGAAGAAGCAAATCTGGGTGCTGGTGTTGCTTCAGTCTACTTAAAACTTGACATGAAGACTGCCAATGACTATGTTTCTCCAATTGTTGACATGCAGAGAGCTTCTATTACGCTCGCTGGATTCAAGCTTGACGATCCATCTGTCACGCCTGCAATTCTGCCTGTAGACGAAACAAGTCCTACTTCAGGAACAACGGGTTCGAAACATATTACAACTCCTGTATTCCTCGATCAAGATGCTGTGGGTATAGAAGTCAGAGGCTTAGTGAACATTCCTAATGACGCTGATATTTGGTTGTACTACAGAACTGCTGGTGGTGATGAAAACATCAACGATAAGTACTGGACATATCAAGAGAAAGTTGATAACATTCCGTTTGACAATTCTCAAGTTTATCGTGATGCTCAATGGCTACCAGGTGGTCTCGGTGGTGATCTGAAGCCTTTCCAGCAAGCACAGTTTAAGTTCGTGTTTATTGGTGGAGACAGAGCACCATCAATTAAGAATCTGAGATACAGATATCTGGCAGTATAATGAGCAGATATGTACCTGTCAAGGGGCACTCTGGCTTAGTTCGTGACATGAAAACCAACGCATTGATTAACACCAATGCTGAGGAGATCGAACAAGCCAGAGAGCGCAAACGCCTCCGTAAACTTGAAAAAGCCCAAAAACAATCACTTGAACAAAAGGTAGAGACTATCGAAAAGGATCTGGATGAAATAAAAAGTATGCTGAATCACTTGATCCACAATTCTTATAAATAAAGAATAATTGTTTTTGTGCTGTCGGAAAATTAATGTCTTATCGTCCTCTCAAACACTTAAATGAAGGTGCGTTCAAAGAGCTACTGACTTCTGAAGAAGATTATCTGGCTTATCGAGCGGGTGTTCATTTAAGTAAAATGACAACAAGTGATTTGTCTGCGCTCTCTACGAACGCGGCAGCCGAACTTGTTGGCACGTTTGAAGATACTTTCTATACATCTGGTCTCGGTCCTATTCCTGGCACTACGACTAGTCGAACATTTACGATAACTCACGCATCCGATCCAGCAGGATCAACGCATACAGTTACCATTGGTTCTTATACGCCATTGCCTAGTGTTGTCTATGTTGGCGACACCATTGAACTAACGCTTCAAGGCACTGCAACAAATACTGGTGTCGGATTTGAAGAAATCGAATATCAGTTGGGTATTTCGGGTTCTGCGGCAATAGGCACCATTACAACATCGACAACGCCTACTGCGACTCACACAACTTCAAACGGTCGTTCTGTTTCGTGGGAAAATTATCCTGATGGCAATCTCACTGGCTCTTATGAAGTCACGTGGACTGTTCCCATCACTGACGATGGCGTAATCAACTTTACTATCAACGGTTCTACTACTGATCTGCAAAATAGTGTTGCTGGTGCGAGTGATGCTGAGGTGCTAACCTCTGTGCGTGTAGAGCCACAGTTGAAGCCAACTACTTCTGCCACACTGTATGAGCTATATCAGAACGATACGAATGTAGCAATAATTGACAACGATAGTGATCTGAAAAAGAATCCACTTTACTGGGATAGAACTGCAACGCCTGCTGGCTTGAAAGAAATGAGCGATGCAGAACTCGATGTTGTAGTACAACGACTTCTTTTGAAAATATTTTCAAATGATTATCCTGGTCAGTATCGACTTGCTACAGTATCTCCAGGCGCACAGTGGTCAGAGTTTATCGCAGACGTATTCGAAGACACTCGAGGCGATGGATCTCTTGTAACATATTCTATCTGGGTTAAAACAGACTCAACTGTTCCAGCAGTAGTTAAGCCCATTTCGCCTTTACGTCAAGCAGTGACTAACAAGTTTGAAGGAATCAAGCATCTTGGTGATGCTGAAGTTGAGATGACCTTCGGCGAGCGAATGAAGCAAGTCATTCAAGACACTGGCATTGGTAAATATCAACTTCGATCTTCTGCTGATGGTCCACCGACAGATCCAGGAACTTGGGAAACACGTGGTTCTGCGATTGATACCAACTTGACATACGAATCTGAAACTGCTTATATTTCTGTTGATTCGTATGATGTCAATTACACTTCACAATATCAAGGATCGTATGTTCCTGACTACATCGGAAATTATGTTGACACATACGAATCGAACTATATTGGTAACTACGGCGCTACGTATACAACTTCTTATACTGGTGATTATGAGGCTACGTACATCGGTACGTTTAGCGGCGACTACGCACAAAGTTACATAGGCGATTATCTTCTTACATACGCACAATCTTATGAGAGCGGTTACGAAGGAGAATATATTCCTAACTATTCTGGTCTTACAGTCGAAGAGCAGTATACAACTATCTACGAAGCGGATGATACGCTTGAAGTGTATGCCGCAGACTATGCTGAATTGTATGGTGATGCGCCAGTTATCTACACTGGTAACTACGTTGCCGCTTATGTTGAAGAAGAATATACAGGTAACTTCACTGAGCTATATGTCGGTGATTATGTTATCGACTACAGCGGTAACTTTACAGAGAATTATATCGATGATGTTTATACTGGCAATTACATCGATGTGTACACTGGTGACTACACAGAAAATTACGAAGGCAATTTTACTGTCAACTATATTCAGACAGAGTATGCTGGTAACTTTACTCAGCCCTATACGGGTGATTTTCTTCAGGCATATTCAACGTCTTACACAGTCACTTACGCACAAGAAAATTATACTGGTAATTACCAGTCACAATACGCTTCTGAATATCAAGTGCCCTATACAGGCGACTTCTTAGAAACTTATACTGATCAAATCTATGGTGGTAATTTCATAGAACAGTATACCGGTGACTTTACTGACATCTATACTGGTAACTTCACTGAGACTTATGCTCAGGCACAATACACTGGTAACTATCAGTCTCAATATCAGGGTAACTATCAGTCAGACTATTCTGGCGATTACATCGGCACCTATGAGCAACAGACGTACACCGGTAACTATATTTCTGACTATACGGGAAATTATCAGTCACAGTACTCTGGCGACTTTACACAAAACTATGCTCAAGCACAATACACCGGTGACTTCATTGTAAGTTATTCTGGCGACTTTATTGCAACTTTCGAAGGACAGTATCAAGGTAACTATCAGTCTCAGTATACTGGTAACTTTACACAGAATTATACTGGTAACTTCATTCAAGGATTTGAGGGTCAGTATCAAGGCAATTATCAAGTCAACTATGACGGTAACTACATATCGGATTACGTCACGGCGACCTATACTGGCGACTTCTTGGCTGTTTACTCAGGCAACTTTACTCAAGCGTTTGAGGGTCAGTACACTGGTAACTATCTTTCGACGTACGCTGGTAACTACACTTCGAATTATGTCGGTGATTTTGTTCAGACATTCCAAGGGCAATATGTTACTGTTTACGAAGAGCCATATACTGGAAACTTCGTAACTACGTTTGTTTCTGCGGATTACACTGGTGATTACATTTCACAGTACGAAAGTAATTTCTTGCAGGCATATACTGGTAACTACGTTTCGCTTTATGTGCAAGCCAACTATACTGGTAACTTTGCCGCTACTTACACTGGCGACTTTACCGCAAACTATCAAGGCGATTTTTTAACCACGTTCGTTGATGAAAACTATACTGGTAACTATGCTTCGGATTATATTCGTGCGGCTTACACTGGTAACTTCCTTGCTCAATATTCTGGTGACTTTCTTGCTTCTTATACCGGCGACTTTACAGCCAACTTTGTTGACGCGAACTATACTGGTAACTTTACGGCTCAATATACTGGAGGTCGTAACGTAACATATGCTGGTGATTACATTTCGAATTACGCACAAGCGAACTATACAGGCAACTTCTTACAGACGTTCGTTGACGCGAACTATACTGGTAACTTTTTAGCAACTTACTCAGGCGACTTTACTGCTACGTTCCAAGGTCAGTATCAAGGCGATTACGTATCTGGATACGCTGGTAGCTTTGTTGCTCGATATACTGGTGACTTCTTAGGAACATTCCAGGGTCAGTATGTTGGCGATTTTCTAGCGAACTATGACGGCAACTTTATTCAGGCTTATGTGGGTGACTTCTTAGCCACATTCCAGGGTCAGTATGTTGGTGACTATGTTGGTCAGTATACAAGAACAATCAACCAAAGTTATACAGGTTCATTTGCCGCTACGTTCCAGGGACAGTATACGGGTTCGTTTGCGGCGTTTTACGCCGGAACTTACACAGGCACATATGTCGGTAATTACACTGGTACATATATCGGTAACTATTTCGGAAACTATACATCGGCGGCAGCGACTTATCAAGGCGGCTACTCAGGAGCCGCACCTTGGACATCGTATTTTTATAGCCTGAGCGGAACTCGTTATTACTTCCTTTCGTATCGTCCAAACTTTGGCGTTGAACAAAACCGTTGGCTTTATTGGGCAAACCAGTTTATCAGAACCTCGGGCAGCCCGACATTTACCGGGAGTCATATTGCTGGCGGATATGAATATGAAGCGGGTTCTCTTCGATTTACTTCCTTCGCCACTCGAGGAAGAAATTTTTATTACGAAATTCGAAGAAGGTTTCTTTTTGGTGGATCGACATACACTGGCGGATATACTGGTGGTGGTGGCACTTACTTAGGAACATATACTGGCTCGGCTCAACAGGTGTACATTGGCTCGGAGCAACAGCCGTACACTGGTACTTACGTATCTGCTGCCGAAATAACATTCGTTGACGCAAACTATACTGGTAACTATGCTGGTCAGTATACAAGAACAGTTAATCAATCGTATACCAGTTCGTTTACTCAGACGTTCGTTGACGCAAACTACACGGGTAACTTCACTGCAACTTACTCGGGCGATTATGTGTCGCGATATACTGGTAACTTCTTACAGACGTTCGTTGACGCCAACTACTCTGGTAACTTCTTAAGAACATATACGGGTGACTACGTTGGAACCTATCTAGGCAATTTCTTAGCGACCTTTGTTGATGCGAACTATGTGGGTAACTACGTATCGAATTACGTGGGAGACTTCTTGGGTACGTTCCAAGGTCAGTATGTTGGTGACTTCCTTGCTACATTCCAAGGTCAGTATCAAGGTAACTACGTATCGAATTATGTTGCAACGTTTACTCAACAATATACTGGCGACTTCCTTGCTACATTCCAAGGTCAATACGTCGGCAACTTTACTGCACCATACACCGGTAACTATGTCTCACAATATGCTGGCGACTTTACAGCGGCTTATACTGGAAACTATGTTGGTGATTTTCTTGCTACGTTCCAGGGACAATATGTTGGTAACTTTGCGGCACAGTATACTGGTAATTATCTCAGCAACTATGTTTCTAGTTTCACAGCCACATTCCAAGGGCAGTACGTTGGTGATTTCTTAGCGACATACAATGCTGATTTTAATACTCAGTACCAGTCGAACTTTACTC